TAAAACCGGCGACGGCTCTTGGTCTCTCTACCGCATCGCTTAATCCTCCCCAACTTGCCCCGCGCTTCGGTGCGGGGCATTTTTCAAAGGTGTTAAATGCACATTTACCTTCGCCATCCAGACCACGGCACTAAAGTTGCTATTTCTGATGTTGAAGCAGATGACGATGAGAAGAACGGTTGGTTTCGTTTTGACATTGACAAACGTGACGAACCTAACGATAATCAGCCATCCAATGATCTTGAGACGCGCCGCCGTCGCAAGCAATCTTCGTAAGGATTAGCATGACAACGGCAGGCGAGCAGATTAACGGTGCGTTACGCTTAATTGGCCAGCTTGCCGAAGGCGAAACGCCGTCCGCTGCCACGTCCCAAGACGCATTGTCAGCGCTTAATCAGATGATTGATTCTTGGAACACCGAACGGCTTTCGGTGTTTTCCACGCAAGATCAAGTGTTCATGTGGCCGCCTAACGTGCTGCACCGCACGCTTGGCCCTACTGGCGACTTTGTAGGCAATCGCCCAATCTTGCTGGACGATTCTACTTATTTTATTGACCCTGCTTCGGGCATTTCCTACGGCATCAAAATCATCAACCAGCAACAGTATGACGGCATCGCGGTTAAAACCGTAACCAGCACATACCCGCAGGTGATCTGGATCAATATGGATTATCCAGACATTGACATGTATGTCTATCCCAAGCCCACTAAAGTGCTTGAATGGCATTTCATTTCGGTTACGGAACTAACTCAGCCCGCGACGTTGACAACCACGCTGTCATTTCCGCCAGGCTATCTTCGTGCTTTTAGATACAACTTGGCTTGCGAAATTGCCGCCGAATTTGGCGTCGAGCCGTCCCCACAGGTCAAACGTATCGCTATGACATCCAAGCGCAACTTGAAGCGCATCAATAACCCAGATGACGTTATGAGTATTCCATACGCTATCGTCAGCACCCGTCAGCGGTTTAACATCTTCGCAGGGAACTTCTAAAATGGCCAACATACCTATTTCGGGGCTTCCCGCAGCAACGACTGGCGATCCAACGGACATTCTTCCTGTTGTTCAGGGCGGCACAACCAAACAGATTACCAACGCTAATTTGTTTGCTTCTGCTACTGGCATCCCATTGACCACAGCGGTTACCGGCACGCTTCCAATTGCCAATGGTGGCACTAACGCTACTACAGCCGCCGCCGCGCGCACCAGCCTTGGAGCCGCCGCCAGCACAGTGCAGATTATTGCTGGCACCGGGCTGTCCGGTGGCGGCCCTATCAGCGGTAACGTAACGCTTAACAGCACCGTCAACGGCACTGTGACCAGCGTGGCTAGCGGCACTGGTTTGACCGGCGGCCCTATTACCGCATCCGGCACACTGTCAATTGCCACTACGGGCGTTAGCGCCGCGTCTTATGGCGCAAATAACATTGTTCCGGTCATCGCGGTTAACCCACAGGGTCAGATCACATCCGCTACCAATACAAATATTGATAACGTGGCGCTGACAACCGGCACAATTAGTTCGGTCCCCGCCGCGTCAAGTGATCTGGTTAATAAAAATTATGTTGACGGCGCTGTAAACGGGTTAGACGCGCAACTTCCTTGCAATTACGCAACCACGGCAGCCTTAACGGCAACTTATTCTAACGGCGCTGCGGGTGTTGGCGCCGCGCTTACTGCAACGTCAAACGGTGTTCTTTCAGTTGACGGGGCAACGCCCTCCGTAAGCCAACGTATTCTCGTAAAAAACCAAACTTCGACATTTCAGAACGGCGCTTATGTTGTTACTCAAGTTGGCACAGTTGGTACGCCATTTATTCTTACCCGCGCAACCGACTATGATCAAAGCGCCGAAATGGCGGCTGGTGACGGTTTTTACGTTTTGTCCGGGTCGTCAAACGCTAACACAACATGGGTTCAGCAAACCGCAGCGCCGATCACTGTCGGCACAACTGCAATTACATTTTTGCAGTTTGCTACACCTACGGTCAAACAGCCGTATACACCTAACACCGCGCTGTACGCTAATTCGGCTACATCGTTGGTGCTTGGCACCCTTCCTACAGCCGCGGGCGGCACGGGCGATACAAATTACAGCAACGGTCAGTTGCTTATTGGTAACACAACCAGCGGTAGTTTGACCAAAGCTACGTTGACCGCTGGTACCGGCATTACCATTACAAACGCTCCCGGCGCTATTACAATTACAAATTCTGGGTCTATCACTTACCCAGGCGCCGGCGTTGTGGTATCTACAGGTTCAGCTTGGGGCACGTCGTTAACCGCTCCCGCCGGTGCATTAGTTGGTACGACTGACACGCAGACATTAACCAACAAGCGTGTCACGCCTCGCGTAGTGTCGGTTACGTCGGCGTCTACGATTACTCCAACAGGCGATACCGCGGATCAGTATGAAGTAACTGCATTGGCTGTAGGGGCAACTATCGCCGCGCCATCCGGAACACCAACTGACGGGCAAAAATTAATTCTTCGTTTTAAGGATAACGGCACTTCTCAGACTTTGGCGTGGACTACCACTTCGGGTGGGTACCGCGCTGTGGCTGTTGTGTTGCCAACCACCACTGTGATTAGCAGCGTGTTTTACGCAGGGTGCATCTGGAACTCTCAAGATAATTTTTGGGATGTTATTACGACTGTTCAACAGTAAGGTGATGATATGATCTCCATTCCATATTCGCGCACAAACGGCGTCTACACGTTTACGGATACAATTATCCTTAGCGAAGATTCTTATGCGGCTATGACACCTGAAGAAATTACGGCAATGCAAGACGCTCGATTTGCTGCTTGGGTAGCGCACGTCGAAGAAGCATCTAACGCCGTAGAGGTGCCAAATGGCTAACAGATATTGGGTTGGTGGAACTGGCACTTGGAACACAGTTTTAACGACTAATTGGTCCACCACATCTGGTGGCGCGGCGGGCGCGTCTGCCCCTACTCTTGCATCCGACGTTGCCATTTTTGACGCTAACTCAGGGACAGGTAATTACACAGTTACGTTGGCGTCTGCTGTATGCCTGACATTAACTATTACCAATCCAGCCGGAACCGGAAACACGTTGACGTTTGCAGGAACTGGCCTTCAAATCGGCATTACAGGAACATCAACCATAAGCAGTTCAACAGGAAACATTTTATTTTCCAACACTCTTATTGATTTGTATTCGTCTTTTACTGTATCAACACCAACATTTGTTTCATTAAATTGTACAACGTTAAATGTTCGTACTGGCGGTACGTGCGTTATATCAACAAGCGCATGTTCCGCGTCATGCAATGTTACTATAAATAACTCAGGAGGTGCTACTTCTTTAGGGTCAGATTTTACAACTACTGGTTCTTTTACAATTACTGCTGGGCAATTAACAATAACTGGACGCACCTTAACTTGCGACTCATTTGTACATAGCGGTCAATTGGTTACAGGGACTACAGGAGTTGTTAATATCACGGGGACAAGCGGGACCGTATTTAACATTGCTTTATCTACCGCCACTATGACGGCAACAAATACGTTTAACTTGACGGGTTCTCCGTCTTCGGCAACAACTAGAACTGTATCAATGGTTGCGTCATCAACCGCCGTTATTAATCTTAACGTGCAAAGCGGAAGCGATCTCATTGCAATTCCAACGGCGTGCAATGTTGGAAATCTTAATTTTACGGGGTTTAGCGGCGACATTACAACAACGGCGGTTATTAATATGACTGGAAATTTAACACTTTCCAGCACAATGACAGTAACTGACGCCGCGGCGGCTATTACGTTTGTTGGTACCACTGCAACTGCTCAAACAATCACGTCAAACGGTGTAGCGCTTAACCGGACTATTACGTTTAACACGTCGGGGACAGGCGGCGTTTCGTTGGCTGATGCTTTTACTACAACTAGAGCTATTACACAGGCTGGGGGAACTTTAAACATCAACAGTCAAACTTTAACTGGGTTGACTTATTCAAACACAAATACAAGCGCGGCTACGTTGACGTTTGGCGCGAGCGGTAAAATATATTGCACCGGAACGGGGACTGTTTTTTCCATTGCGGCGACATCCACATTCACTTTGACTGGTGGCATTTCAGACGTTTATATCACCAGCACAGGCAGCACTGCTATTACAGCAAGCGGTCGTTCGGGGGGCACTGAAGCTCAATCAATTAGCTTTTCTTTTACCGGGGGAACTTATGCACTCACTTTAACGACCAACGTAAAAAATCTTAATTTTACTGGTTTTGCCGGTTCCGTTGTAGCCGGAGCTAGAACTATTTATGGAAATTTAACCCTTAGCTCAGGAATGACCGTCACAGGCACGGCAAGCGTAACGACGTTTAGCGGCTCTTCCGGCACAAAAACAATCACGTCTAACGGCACTTCGTTAAACTGCAACATCACGTTTGACGGTGCTGGCAGCACTTTTAAATTTTTAACCGCGTCGGATAACTCTGGTCGAGCGGTGATATTGACCAACGGAATCGTTGACCTAAATGGGCAAACAGTAACTTACGGGTCTGTCACAACCGCTGCGGGAACTAAAAACATTACGTTCAACGGCGGGTATTTGTATTTGATAGGGTCAGTAGGGTTTGCCAACTCTGTGCCTACTGGATTTACGACAACCGCAGGGACCGCAAACGGGTTCATTTATATGGCCTATGCGCTGGCAAAAAACTTTGTCGGCGGCGGGTCTAGTTTTGCAGCTACGCTAGTGCAAGCGGCTGCTGGGGCTTTGACGGTAAGCGGGAGCAACACTTTTCTTGGTGGGCTAACCAACACAACTCAACCCGCACCTATTGCTTTTACGTCATCAACAACGAACACGTTCAACGGCGATATTAAGTTAAAAGGCACAGCGGGAAAATTGATTGTAATCACCGCTGTAACAGCGGGAACAGCTGCAACTTGGTCTCATACGGGCAGCACCGTATCGTGCGATTATGTCTCGATCAAAGACAACACCGCGTCCGGCACCGTCCCGTTCTACGCAGGCGCACACAGCACGCTCGTCAGCAATACGACCAACTGGTCTAATCGCCCGCCGCCTTCAGCCAACACTGAGTTCTTGGTTTTCTTGCAGTAATAGCGTAAAGTACGCCCATCTAACAATAGGTGACTTGATGACCGACGTAACCATCCTTCAGCTTCCTGCCGCGTCGGCCATTAGCGCGACCGACGTGTTCCCTGTTGTGCAGGGCACCGTCACCGCGCAGATAACCGCTGCACAAATGTTCAACGGCGGCTTGACAACGCAAATCCTCGTGGGCGGCGGGGCCTCGGCGTTTCCAGTGTGGACCACAGCTACCGGCACCGGCGCTCCCGTGCGCGCTACGTCGCCAACGCTTGTGTCGCCGACAATCAATGGTACGGTGGCTTTTACCAGCTATACGGTATCTGGTGTCATAGGAACCGTCGCCGCCGCGCCAACAATTGCTAGCGCAACCACAATTGCTCCAACGCAGCAGATTGTGTTTGTAAGCGGCACGACGGCCATCGCTACCATCACACCCCCCGCGCCTATCGCATCTGGTGGCGGCCAAATCACTCTTATTCCAACCGGCGCGTTTACCACAACTACTGCCGGCAACATTGCGTTGGCGTCTACCGCCGTAGTTAACAAAACTTTGACTATGACTTACGATACTACAACCACCAAATGGTATCCGAGCTACTGATGAAAACACCAATCCTTGGCCAGAGCTATGTTGCCCGCAGCGTTAACGCTGCTGACAGCCGCATGGTCAATTTGTTTCCAGAAGCCGTCCCCGGCGAAGGGCAAACAGGTGGATTTCTTAACCGCGCGCCTGGGCTAACCAAAGTCGCGTATCTTGGGCCAAACCCCGTGCGCGGGCTGTGGGCTTACGGCGGCTATCTGTTCGCCGTATGCGGTGTCGAGGTTTACAAGATTGACACTTCGTGGAACGCAGTGCTGATCGGCAACGTGTCGGGCACCGGTCAAGTGTCGATGGCCGACAACGGTACGCAATTATTTATCGCCTGCAACGGGCCAAGCTACATCTATAACATTACGACCAATGCGTTCAGTCAGATCACTGACGAGGATTTCCCCGGCGCAGTGACCGTCAGTTATCTGGATGGCTACTTTGTATTCAACCAGCCAAACTCACAGCTTATCTGGGTGTCGGAAATCCTTGATGGCACGCAGATCGACCCATTGTCATTTGCCAGTGCCGAAGGCGCGCCCGACGGCATTGTGTCCACAATGGTCGACCACCGCGAACTGTGGGTGTTTGGAACCAACTCTATCGAAGTGTGGTACGACGCCGGTAATGTTGATTTTCCGCTTCAACGCATCCAAGGCGCGTTTAACGAACTGGGTTGCGCCGCGACGTTTTCAGTGGCCAAACTTGACAACGCTTTGTTCTGGCTGGGCGCTGACACCCGCGGACGCGGGATTGTTTACCGCGCTAACGGCTACAGCGGCGTCCGCGTATCGACGCACGCTGTCGAATGGCAAATTCAAAACTACGGCAATATCTCCGACGCCGTGGCCTACACATACCAGCAGGACGGCCATTCGTTTTACGTTTTAACGTTCCCAAGCGAAGGCAAGACGTGGGTCTATGACGTGGCCGCTCAATCGTGGCATGAGCGTGCAAGTTGGTCCGACGGCGACTTTAGCCGCTACCGTCCCAACTGTCAGGCTGAATTTAACAGCCAGACCGTTCTTGGCGATTACGCTAACGGCAATTTGTATATTTACGATCTTGACGTCTATTCCGACAACGGCGCCATTCAAAAGTGGTTGCGGTCGTGGCGTGCGTTGCCGCCTAACCAAAATAATCTTAACCGCACAGCGCATCACAGCCTTCAGCTTGACGCTGAGACCGGCGTGGGACTAAACGCCTATGACGCGTCCGCTGGCGGCGAAAAACTTACCGCGCAGAACGGCAACCGTTTGATCCTGACCGGTGCATCGCCGTCGTATATTGTTACAACGCAGCACGCTGCCGCACCAGGTTACATCCCGCAAGTGATGCTGCGCTGGTCGGACGACGGCGGTCACACTTGGTCCAGCGAACACTGGGCGTCGATGGGTAAGATCGGCGGGTTTTCTTACCGCACGTTCTGGCGCCGCCTTGGCATGACAACTCAACTGCGCGACCGCGTGTATGAAGTGTCTGGTACTGATCCTGTTAAAATCTCTATTGTTGGCGCGGAACTGATCATGAGCGGCACCAATGGCTAGCCCAACAAACATCACCAACATCACGCCGCCGCGCGTTCCGTTTCTTGACGAAAAGACGGGGCTTATCTCGCGGCAGTGGTATCGGTTCTTGCTCAACATGTTTACGATCACCGGCAATGGCATACAACAGCCAACGCTTGGCATCGCCGTTGCACCGCCGCTCGCCATTACTGATGGACAAAATCCCCAGATATCGATCACCGGCGCACCGCTGCTGCGCAGTAATGATACTAACGTTACGTTAACCCTTACCGGCAGCCCTAACACCGCGCTGTTGGCTTCGACCACGATTACTGCCGGGTGGACTGGCGTCCTTAGCACAGCGCGCGGCGGCACAGGTCCGTGGCCCACCACAGGCGCAGTGTTGGTTGGGCAAGGAACAAGCAGCGCGCCTGCGTGGTCATCCGCGCCCACCGCGTTTGGGTACATTGCGGGCGCCGGCGGCGTGGTCACGCAAACGGGCAGCCGCACGACCGGCGTTACATGTAACACTCCCACCGGCGCCATCACGTTGTTCTCGGCGGCGGGTTCGTCGACACCTACGACGTTTACGGTTACAAATAGCAAAGTTGCCGCAACCGACGTTGTAGTTTTGTCGGTCAAATCAGGCGCAACCAACAATTATAGTTTCAACGTCAGCGCGGTGGCGGCGGGAAGTTTCAATATTACCTTCTGGGCGCAGACTGGCACGGCTGTCGATGCCCCCGTGGTTAACTTTGTAGTCTTGAAAGGTGCGGCATCATAAGGTATGATGCGGTAAATTGGAGCGTCCAACATGGTTGCAACTATTTCTCCCGACCCTCGGCTACAGTTTTTTGCCAATGACGGGTCGCCCCTTGTTGGCGGTAAGCTCTACACTTACGCCGCAGGCACTACGACGCCGTTAGCAACCTACACTACTAGCACTGGATTGATTGCTAATACCAACCCTATCATCCTTGACTCGCGCGGCGAAGCGTCGGTTTGGCTTGGTTCGTCCAAATACAAGTTTGTGTTAAAGACCGCTGCAGATGTTGAAATTTGGACACAAGACCAGTTGCAGGGCTACGCTAACGCAGACGGTTCTAATGCCACCGGTACTTGGCCAATTAGCATTACCGGAAATGCCGCAACCGCCACTTACGCTACGACCGCAGGCAGCATCACTGGCGGCTATGTGTCTAAGATCGTTGCGGGTACCAACATTACAATCAGCCCCGGCACCGGCGTCGGCGACGTTACGATTAACGCGGCTTCGGCGGGTGGCACTGTCACCAGCGTTACTGGCGCAGGCGCGTATGGTTTTACGCTTCCGGGCGGCCCCATCACCTCATCGGGCACGTTGACTGTTACACCACCCGCACCCAGCACTGCGGGCAATGTGCTGACAAGCAATGGTGCTAATTGGGTATCGTCGGCTCCGGGTAGCAGCACGCCGGGAGGCGTAGGTTCGTATGCCACTTATATTGAAGGGGGTACAGTTACCTATACACAAGGCTCAACTATTGCAGCGGCTTCTATCGGTCAATCAGCGGGCACTTGGAAAAATATGTCTTCTGGGTATGTATTTTCTGGGTCAGACGTTGGAGGAAATCAATACTATGTAGCCGTTTCTCTTTGGGTAAGGATTTCATAATATGGCAACGGTTCAAGACGTTAAAAATCCTATATATGTAACCACAACCCCCGCGCCTATTAACTGCGACGTGTTGTTTGAAGGAAACGTAGAGTATCTCCCTTTTACTGCATCTCCAAATGACCCAGAAGAATACGGCCGTCAACTTTATGCGCAGTTATTGGCTGGCGATTGGGGGCCTGTATCGCCATATATCCCGCCGCCACCTCCGCCCGAACCTACACATTACGCATTGATTTCGCCCAACGACAAAATTTACGATAGCACGTTTACCCCGCCGGTTGTGCTGGGCTATCGAGTTGTTGAAGTGGCTACCGTTCAATCTACGCAGCCTGCACCGTTGTATTGGGTTGCGTGCCCTGACTATGTAACTCCGAACGGTTACTATTACACAGGCTCTGGCTTCTCGGCGTACTGACATGACCACACGGCTTGTTGATGATCGGGACACGGCGTTAGAGATCGGTTACGCCGCAACCGATTGGTCAACGCCCGTGTCTTTTGACAAGTACAAGAGCAAATTGGCCGATTGGAATGTCAAGGCAATTGTTCGAGACGAGACGTGCATAGGCGCGGCGTACTTTAAAGATAGCGAAGTGCATGTGTCAGTGCTACCGCAATGGCGCAAACGCTGGGCCACTCGCGGCATCTTGAATGAATTGTTCCTTGATAAAAATGCGTTTACGCGTATTATGGCGGGGCATGAATACATGTACGGCATTTTTGCGCGTTTAGGGTTTGTCGTCCGCGACGACGGTGCTTTGGTACGGAGACAGCACGATGGGTATTGAAACCGCACTTATTGGCGCGGGCGCCAGTCTAATTGGCGGGGCTATGTCGGCGGGGGCCGCTAGCGATGCCGCCGACGCGCAAGCCGCAGCCGCCGCTAACTCTACCGCACTTCAGCGTGACATTTTCAATAAACAAACCGAACTGCAAGCCCCGTTTCGTGCTGGCGGTTTGACGGCCCAAAACCGGTTGCTGACGCTGCTTGGTCTTAACCCAATGGACGCGGCGGTGTACGGCACCAAGGGCGAGAACGGCACGTCAACTCTGCCGCAGGGTTTGAACGTCGATCCAAATTCGCCTGACTTTGGCAAATACGCCCGCGACTTTAGCATGGCCGACTATCAGGCCGACCCTGGTTACGCGTTTCGTTTGAAAGAAGGGCTGAAAGCGCTGGACGCGCAAGCCGCTGCGCGGGGCGGCATGATCTCGGGCGCGGCGCTTAAAGCCGCCGGCCGTTACGGTCAGGATTACGCATCAAACGAATACGCAAACGCTTTTAACCGCTATCAAACCAATCGTTCGAATCAGTTGCAACCATTGCAGTCTTTGATGGGCGTTGGTCAAACCGCTACTAACGCAACCAGCAACGCCGCAGGCACTTACGGTGCGGCGGCGGGTAGCAATGCGCTTGCCGCTGGCAACGCGCTGGCGTCGGGCGCCGTTGGCCAAGCTAACGCGTGGAACAGCGCATTTGGCGGGGTTGGTAAAGCCTTTAACTCTAGCACCTATGGTGGTGGCGGTGGGTATCAGGGCGGCGGCATTGCCGACATGTTTACGCCTGCTAATTACGGCTCTGGTTTAAATAGTAACGGTAGTTACAACGTCGGAAACGTTAGCTATTTGAACAATTCTCCTACATGGTCTTACGGGGGCTGATATTATGGCTGGTTTAGACACAAGCATCCCTCTTGGCATTAAACCTGTTGACTTCGGTGACCCGAACGAAGGGCGCATGAACGCGCTTCGGGCGCAGTTGATGCAGATGCAGATGCAGCAGGGCCAATTCAATATGATGAAAGCCCAGCGCGACATGCAGTATCAGGATCAGCAGCGCGCTCGCGCAGCCGCCGCCGCTGCCGAACAAAAAGCCAAAGAAGAAGCGGCGCGCCGCGACTTCATGGCCGCGTATGGTGCCACCGGTAACGTCAACGTGCCAATTCCCGCGCAAGTAGCCGAGCCAGGCGCCGCCAGCGACGTCGGGATGATGGGGTCGCAGAACGCGATGCCTGAATACAAGCCGTCGTCAATGATGATGGAGCAGCCCAAAGACCTTCGCGCCGCTACTAACGCGCTTATTCAGGGCGGTAAGTTTGACGCGGCCAACCTTGGCATGGGCTACGGCAACGCCGTTACCGAGGCGGAGAAGAAAGACGTTGAGCTTCGTAAAGCTAAAACGGAAGCGTCGTCGTCTGAAGCCAAAGCAATTGACGAAAACCTGAAGCCGTTCCGCGCTTACGCAGCGGCAGTCAATTCGCCTGAAGCGGCAGCGGCGTATGTCTCGGCGATGTTTGACCACCCGGTGCTTGGAACAATGGCGCAGAAAGTGTCTGGTCAGAC